CAAAGCAGTGGTGCAAAAGTTACAACAGATAAAACTCATAGATTTAGTATTAGTTGGCCAGTTATGTGTCAATTAGCTACATTGATGGGAGCCGATACAATTCAAACAGGAATGGTTGGCGGCTACAGCAACGACGATCCAGAAGAGATTAAGAAGTGTATAGAAATCTTAGTGGCAGGCAATACTGTTCCTGCATTAAGTTGCGGAATGCATCCGGGATTAGTAAACAAAGTAACTGAGCTAGCCGGTATTGACTACTTGGCTAATGCTGGCGGAGCAGTGCATGGACACCCAGGCGGAACCATAGCTGGTGCTACAGCAATGAGACAAGCAATTGATCACACTGGCGGTGACGAGTATGATGTTGCAATTAAAAAATGGGGACTAATTCAATGAGATGGGAAGAAGATCTAGTTAAAGATATCAGATTCAATGATTATAGAGATGACCTAGATTGGCCGTTTGTTGATCGACGATTTTGTTTTGAAGATACAGGCTTACCAATCCTTCCTCCTAGATCACGAGATTTAGAAGATTTCAGTGTCCATAATCAAATGAGTTTGTTACCTAGATTTTTATCCATAAAAGAGAATTGTAGGTGCATCGTTGAAATTGGAGTTAGCAGAAGTAAGCGATTTAAAAATACCAGCACATCAATTTTTCTTAATAATAAAAGAGATGATACATATTATTTAGGCATTGATATAGAAGATAAAACATATCTTAATAATATAGATTTAAACATACACACTATTCAAACAAGAAGCGAACATATAGATGTTGTTATGAATAAGTTAAATGAATTAGGTGTTGACAGGATTGATTTCTTATTCATCGACGGCTGGCATAGCATAAATCAAGTATTAGTCGAGTGGGAATATACTAAACTATTAAGTGATACAGGAGTTGTTGGATTTCACGACACAGCATATCATCCAGGCCCGTATTTTTTCGTTAATAATTTAAATCAAGATAAATGGAATGTTATGACTAATGCCTGCAGCGATATTAAAGATGACTACGGTATAGGCTTTGCATGGAAAAGAACATAAAAATTTTCATTTTAACATACAAGGCTCCGGAAGATTTAAAAAATAATTTAACTTCTTTTTTTAGTAGCAATGCACCGTTTGACGAAATTGAAGTTAATATTATTAATAATCATTCAACAATTTTTGAAGTTCCGGAAGATTTTAAAAATAGAGTTGTTGTCCATAATCAAACACTTCGCGCAGACTGGGGTTGCGGAACCCCTGCAAGAGACTGGAATCAAGCATTAGTCCTTGGATTTAAAAATCTCAACGATCCACAGTGTAATCAAATAATATTGTGTCAAGATGATGCTATCTGGGAGCCAGGGTGGTATAAAACTTTAAGAAAAATTCACAAACAATACGATTTATATCAATGTAGTTGGGGAGATTGTTTTATAAGTGTGCTACCCAATGCTATTAAAAAGATAGGATTGTTTGATGAAAGGATGTGCACCTTAGGGTATTACGAAGGCGATTTTTTATTAAGAGCATGGTTATATCATAGAGATAAAGTGTCTATAAATGATCACCATCATAGAAGAGTTTGGAACCCCACAGAGGATGTAGTAAAACGAGCATCAGATGAAAGATCCACACCTAGGTATATGCAACACAGTGGAAATATTTTTAGTCTTAAATGGCCCGGTATTGATTCTCAACGATGGGAGAAAAGTCTGTTTAAAAATCCTCCACGCTGTAGTGCTATTCCTAATTTTATTTTTTATCCGTATTTCGAAGGGGATATTGAGGATTTGTCAGGAAAGGGATATATTATATTATGATAATAATTAGTCACAGAGGAAATATAAGCGGGCCAAATCCAGGATCTGAAAACAATCCCGAATATATTTTAGAAGCTATAAAACAAGGATTTGATGTTGAAATCGATGTCTGGGTCATCGATAATAAAATTTTGTTAGGACACGATTACGGACAGCATCAAGTTACTATGCAATTTTTAAAGAATAAACATCTGTGGTGCCATGCAAAAAATCTTGCTGCGTTAGAATTTATGTTAGAGCAAGGAATACATTGTTTTTGGCATCAAGAGGATCATCGAACTATTACCAGTAAAGGATTTATCTGGACCTATGAAGGACACTCTCTAGGGCGTAAGAGTGTCGCTTGTTGGATGAATGCCGACGGAAACTTTCCTTCGTCGGTGGTCTTTGGAATTTGCACAGACTACCCATACAAAGTCAAAGAAATCTTAGAACAAGATTAATTACTTGGAAAATCCTACAGTTTCACGTTCGATATCTTCGTGATCGAATTCTGCCCAATATAATTCAAAAGCTACAGTATCTTCTATGGCTTCGAACTGATGGTATTCGCCTGGAGCGACTTTTGTATACTGACCTGCTTCTAAAATTGTTTCGTCAACAAGATCGTAATTATTTTTCCACACACGAATAATCATTTTTCCAGATTCTACAAAGAATCCGTTCCACTTAAATTTATGTTTGTGTTTAGAACAAACCCCACCGGCTTTGGCTTCAATTCTATGAAACTCTAATACACCGTTGGCTTCAAGGAGTTCTGTCTGACCCCATACTTTACCTGCTTTCATATTGTTCCTTTTATTTTTAAGAATAAGTATTCTTTCCGATCGCACCATCTATAATCGAATATAGGTTCTCCCGGACCAGTAAGCATAGATGTTCCCATATATGCTAATGTAAACCAAAGATATTTACCGGTGTAATGACACCGCCTTGGCCAAAGACTGTATTTTAATTCCCATCCAATGCAGCGACGCTTGAATGCTTCGTCGTCAGTTTCTTGCCACATAAGAGTATCCATTGGCATTAGACTAATTTATGTAATTGTAAAACTTCGCTTTGACGACTAATTTCTTTCACAAAAAATGCACATGGAGGATTTACTCCTTCGGCCAACGGAACAGTTAGTAATTGTCCATTTTTCATTTTTGGAAAATACCAACGGACATCTTGATAGATATTTACGATTTCAATAGGAGCATAATCAGCTTTGAAACCTTTGATAGGATTAAAGATAAGAGCATCAAATCCTCGTTCATTAATGCTGGTCAACGGCAATACTTCTGGGTCTAATCCGCAGTCTTTATCTCCCACTACCATGCACCAATCTAAAGGCATTTGAACTTCGTGTCCTCCAATGTTAAGAAGAATAGCAGGACTATTAAATGATTCTAGAAATATAAGAGGCATGAAGAAAAAATCTGGCTCTGCTGGATTAGAATTATCTAATACAGAAAATCTAGTATCTTCGTCTACTTCCTCCGGTAAATCATTTAAATCAAATGCTGTGTTATTGAGTGTTAAAATTTTCATTGTTGTTTTTCCTTGAATGCTACTGTATCACTTTTATGCTTTATTAAGGTATAACCTAAACTTTGAAGCCAAAGTATAATAATATCGTTTTCGTTCCTTTTGTTTTCGAACATAATTACAGGTTCGTATTTTTTAATAGTTTCTAGTGAGCCCATAATAACTTCTTGCTCGCCTTCTTCTACATCAATCTTTATAAAATCAACATCGGTAAAATTAAAATCGTCTAGTCGTTTAACTTCGACTTCAAAAATGTCACCTATCCAGTTCAAGTTTCTTCTAATGGCGATTGAACCGTCGGATGCTGGCTGACCTGTAGGAACTATTAAATTAGTTTTGTGTTCTTCTTTTCCTAATGCAATATTATATGTTTGTATTTTTTTATTTTCTTTTAGTATATTAAAACTATTTGGATTAGGTTCAAATGCTATAACTGTGTCGAATTCATCCAAGAAAGGAAGAGATGTTTCTCCGATATACGCACCGATATCAATATATGTCCTTTTACTTTTTAAAAAAGGAAATACCCATTCTCTTATCTTTCTTTCGCTCATGTATTGACCTTAGTTAATGTAAATGGATATTTCGCTTCCTTGTAATACTTCTTGCGTTCAGTGAGATGGCGCTTGGCGTATTTGCAGGAAGATGTGATATCCCAGATTTGGACGAAGTCTTTATCTTCCGCTTTTCTAATGCCTCGTCCAATGCTCTGGATAACGCGGACAAAGCTCTTTCCGGGCTCAAGAAGAACCAGATTAAAAATCCTTGGAATATTAATACCCACAGCGGCCACACCGTAAGTCGCCACAATAATCTTGTTATCACTAGTTTTAATTTCGTCATACTCTTCTTTCCTGTCATCTAATTTAACAGCACCACTGATAAAAACTGCATCTGGAATCCTTTTAATCAGTTTATTA